TATCCTCCAGTTGGTGGTGTAGGTTGTGGGGTAGGTGTTGGTGTTTGTTCTGCACTACCTAATGGGGATGCATTAGTTTCATCACCACCTAAATCTAAATCTTCACTGCCCATATCCATATCGTCAAACTGATCAAATGTGCTGCCACGTATTCCAACATCACCAAGACCTGCTTGCATATCAAGGTCATTTGTTTTTACTTTACCTTTTGGATTTTCTTCCATATACATACGTTCGTTTTCCAATATTTCGGCTGGTGATAGTCCAAGATATTTCTTCAAGATAAACCTACGGCTTAGATAACGTGAACCTTCAACTTGTCCAAATACTCCGGCTTTTGCACTATCCAATTCAATTTGACGATAATCACTAAAGCTTTGTGGTTCACAAAAGTTAAGATCAAACATACTTGAATCAATATTAAATCCACGATACTTCATAAACCTTTTAAATTCACGATCAAACACGGGTTGAATACTATTTTGAAGTCGCATACAATATTTGTTAAATCTAAATTCTTGAATAAAGGCAGTTCCAACTCTACCATCGGAAAACAATGACCCATTATCCTCGTGACTTAATGGCATATATGATGAAGGTATACGTAATCCGCGCATCATTTTATCAGTAAAAAATTGTAAATCTTCAATATCACCAAGTGATTGACCACCGGGTAAAACTTCAACTTTTGATCCACGTCCATCACTGTTATGAACATAAATTCCAGCACCAAGACCAAACCAATGGCTACCAGATTCACTTTCAATTGTGATATCACCAGTGTCTATAGTATAATCTAATTCAACTATCTCTAATATTTTATTAGTGGGTTGATCTGATTTGTTGTTTGAAACTGCATATCCAAGTTCGATATTTAATGGCATTAGTGAATCACCAGATTTCAAGTTTTGTGCTTCTACTTCTGTTCCATCACGTAAAATAAATTTATGGTCAGGTGTTGCAATTACGCTTTCACCATTATCTAATTTTACTTCCAACACTTTTGCATCACGACGAGTTATACCTGCCCACTTAATTTTTGCAGGTTCAAATTCGTGTGTTACGTTTGATAATCCATATACCCAGTGTTCTTTACCTTCTTGGTGTTCTGCTATTACTTCTTCCAATGTAAGTGTTCTTCCATCCAATAGTGGAAGTTTTGTATCTAAAACTAAACATCCTTGTGCAAAGAAGTAATCATCTAAAATTGAAAGTGGGTTATATTGTGCGTCCATAATATTAGAACTTCCACCATTTCCCTTGGCAGGAATACGTTTTTGGTGAACTTCCATTTTAATTTTTTCAAGAAATGCAGTAGCACGATGTGGAGGCATATCACCAACATCTATATAAAATACTCTGCGTTCTGGTGCACGTTGAACACGATATATGATAATCGCATCTTCAAGCAATTCTTTTTGCTTGTATGTTTTAAATATTGGGTCTAATATACTTGTTCCAAATGGATAATTTGGGTCCATACCTTCGGTCATCGCAACGTGAATTACGTTGTCTGCGCTAACGTGAAACTCTTGCAATGGGTTACTAATATTAGCATTTGAATATCCAGTATTAACACCAGATTGACGACCAGTAAGTGTAGTGAATGTTGAATTGGATACACCACCCGTTGTACGATTGATACCAATTGGTGTGGTTGCAGTATTTGTCTGCAAGTTAAGGTCTAAGTTTTTTATAATGTATTGCTCAGGTTCTTTACCTTTGCTTTCATTTATTACCACACCATTTACGTCTTGTGGATTAATAAACATTAATTTCCAAGTTTCTGGATCACGAACAAATGGTTGATCGCCATATTTGATCACGTTACGAAAGGTTCTAAATATTCTACGATCCCAATCGTTGATATTACACCATTGCCGCAATGCTTGTTGAATTATTTTAGCTTCGCTTTCGGTTGGTTCATCTTTATATGAAATTTTAAATGGTGATGCAGTTTCTTCATCTACTTGAGTAGCAAATTCTGCTATGGTGTCTAATGCCATATTAATTTCGCTATCCATATCCATTTGATCGTATTGCATATATCGTTCAGTACGATTTGGCATACCAGTATAAACTTCAGGTAGCCAACTTTGAAATCTACTAGTATACCCTTCCGTGCCTGATTTTGAACCACTTATAACAGCTTTATTCTGATATACAGTAAAGTGTTTTTTCCACGACATTATTGATCCTCTTGTGTTATGGTATATTTATAGATTTAATTTTCTATGTTATAATTGTTGATAAACCTATTTAATAGGGCATTGGTTTCTTTTGTTGCGTTCAAATATTTAGTTGTTGCCTCCAAATATTCATCGCTTTTTCTAATTAATGTATCGAAATCATTTTTAGACATATTTGGACCTATGGTAGTTCTATATCTCTCGCTATCAGGAGGAAAAGATTGAGGTAAATTCGTTTGAGGTAAACTTTGGTTAGGTGTAAACATATTTGGATAGTTGCCGTCTTTTCCATATTCGTCACCCCTAATCCACGAACTGAATGGGTTTTTCCCACTTGGTTTGAACTTTTGCATAAAACTACCATCTGTAGTATTAGTATTAGTATTAGTATTGATTGCTTGATTACCTATATCTTGCAATGTCTTAAACCCTACAAATTTCTTATTTTCATCAAACGTTTTTAATCTGTCATCTACACCTTTGAGAAATGATGCTATAGATTCTGGACTGGTTCCTGCAATTTGCATTAATGACATAATTGCAACTGTTTGTAGTGTGTTTGACAAATCTTCTAATGATGCAGGTAATCCCAGTATCTTGTCTGACTCTAATGCGTTTTTCAACTTTTCAGTAGCCTCTGCGTTTGCTTGTAAATCAGAACTAATGCCACTTGTATCCAATCCAAATTTTAAAGCAGAGAAGGCCAATTTACTAATATTATCTGTACCATATGACGCAATAAGTTGAGTATTTTTAAGATCAGATGCCTTAAATGCATCACCAATTTTACCTAAGCCTGTAATTAACTCGTTTGTAAACGTTTCAGTTGGGGTACCTTTTAGGTTAGTTTCAAGCATTTCTACATAATCTCGTATAGCGGCTTCAAGAGGTGTTCCTGCTATGGTTGCCATCATTTGCTGATATTCAGCACTGCCTTGTGCACCAACCCCAGTTATTTGCCCAACTTGAACCGCTTTTGCTATAATTTTACCAGCTTCACCAAATCTGTCAGCGGTCAACATTGAAATTTTATTAAAATTTTCTAACTCATCACCAGATAGCGTTGCAGAATATGACGCAATTCTTGCATCTTTAAGTTGCTCTTGTCTTGCTCGCATTAGTTCTCTTTTATCTGCACCAGTAAGGTTTGCCATAGCAGTTGTTTCAAGCAATAGTCGTTTCATACTGGCACCAAGTTCATCTGTAATTGTTTTATCGTCTTGCCCTAACTGTCTGCGTATATCGATTTCTTTTGCCATAATATCAGAAAACTCTGAACTAGTTAAACCAAACATATTAAAGTTGTCCATCAAATCCTTTTTTATTACTGCACCTAGTCTGGCAAACCCACCAGTTCCGCCATTTACTGTCTTTCCAAAAACCAACATAGCGGACGCATTTTCACTAACTACTTTTGCAAAACTTTCAAGACCAAGACCTAAAGAACCTGCTTGCATTCGTAATTCTTCTAAACCTAATCCAACACCAGCACCAAAGTTTACCAATGTTCCTAGTGCTTTGGCTTGTTCTTCTATTGCACCCACCAACATACCAACTGCACCAGCAGCAGCACCAAATAATAATCCAAATACATTTCCTACTACTGGTATTACTTTAGTAATACTTTCTATTGCTGAAATGAACCCATTAATAATGTCACCAATAGACTTAGTTACACCCTGAACCATACCTTTTAAATCACCTTGGAACGCACCTTTAAAAGTGCTACTAATTCCACCAAGGACATCTTTTGTTGTCTTTTTAATATATTCTGCTTGTTCACGATATACTTCATCACGACGCTTACTGTTGTCGTTAGGAGTTCCAAGCAATGCGTGCCAAAATGATTTATACTTTTTTTCAAGTCTGCCATAATCTTCAAGGTCTTTTTGCAGTCTTTCTAAATCTTTTGCTTTTACCGAAGAGCCTTTTATCGCAGTATCAAGAATATTGTCCAATGTTTCCTGAATTGCGTGTGTGAAACCCCGAGGTTTTGTAGAAATAAGTTCACGCATTCTTGCCTGCTCTTCGTCGAGAAGGGCGGTTTGTCCTGCCACTAATTTTGCTTGAATTGATCTTATAAATTCAAAATTACTTTTAATTGCAGATGCCGCCGCACTTGTAGCAGCACTTGCTCCACCACCAGTTCCACCACTTGCTCCACCACCAGTTCCACCACTTGCTTTAGCAGCATTCTTATTAGCCTTGTTAAAATCATCAAGATGCTTTTTATTTATTTTTTTGGTTTCAGCTAATTCATCTTGTATCTTTTTGAAATAATGCTCTTGAACTCGCAATATCTTATTGTCAGCTTGTCCAACACCAATCAATTTGTTTAATGCACGAGCAGATATTTCGCTATACTTCATCATAGCGTTTAATGTTTCCTCAGTGGCCCACTGTGGAACTCGTATACTCTGACCAGCAATTTCAATATCAATCAGTTCTGCCATAAAAATCTCACATTTATATAAGGATAAATAATAATGAAAATCCCACTATTATTAATTATTTATAGGAAAATAAATGTCAGAAAACCCATTGTCCAAGTTATATAGAACTAAATCAATTTTTATAAGTTTGCCAAGTAACGGAAGGTTTTATCCAAAAGGAATTTCATTATCAATTGATGGGGAACTAGGCGTTATGCCAATGACCGCACGTGATGAAATTGCCATAAAAGCACCAGACGCACTATTTAACGGCGATGCATTAATAAATCTGATAAAAAGTTGTGCACCAGATATTGTAAATCCTGAAGAAATGCCAGCTTGTGACGTTGATCCAGTAGTATTGGCTATACGTGCAGCAAGCAAAAAAACGATAGAAAGTGAAATCACTTGCCCATCGTGTAAAGAAGAAAATACGTATGAAATTAATCTGTTGGGTATTATTTCCACTTCCCAACCTATAGATACCGAAACCCACATAACAATTGGTGAAGCTAAAATACATGTGCGTCCATATAGTCTAAGAAGCCAATTAAAAGCAAATATGCAAAAATTCCATCATTCACGAATGGAAATGGTATTAGAACACAATGGCGAAATTACTGATGAAAAGAAAATAGAAATATTTAACAGTGCATTTGCAGAAGCTACTAAACTAACTGTTGAACTGATAGTAGATAATATAGACGCAGTTGAATTACCAGAAGTAACCGTAACTGATAAATCACATATTCGTGGATGGGTTGAAAATATAGATAAAGATACTTATAAATTAGTAGTTGATAAAATCAAAAGCATTTCTGATAATAAAATGACTAATACTATGAAGGTAGCTTGCCCAAATTGTAATCATCAGTATGATACATTAATAGAACTGAATCCTGTTAATTTTTTCATATGAGAGCAGTTAGATTAATGCCTCAAGAATTGAAAAAGTATAATGAGGAACTAATTGCTCAAGCAAATAAAATCAAAAAAATTTTATATGAGATAGCCATTTATAGCAATGGAGCAATTACACTTCAAGACTTATATAATATGGCATTTGATGAAATAAAACCAATTGAAGAAATACTTATGGAAAAGATAAAATCAGATAACAACATAGTATCAAAACAAATGCTTTAAAGGTTCTGGAAAAATTTTTGGAATCCATATGGACTGAACAATAATGGAAAAATTTTTGGAATCCATATGGACAGAACAATAATGGAAAAATTTTGGAATCTTCAAGATTCTTCTATAATGAAATCACTTATGGATTCTTCTTTATCTCATTCCCAATCATTAAATCTCTAAAAATGAAAACAGTAAAACGGAAGTTTTACTGTTTTCTTGATTTGGTTTACCAAATCAATGTATACTTGGTTATATGATAATTCTATTTGGACTTATTATGATCTAATTGTTATTAGTGATACTTACTTCATTTCATTACGTAAGTATCATAAGATGATTAATAATTGCCTGTTCATTTCATTCACTGCAATTATTAATCATCTTTATTTGATTTCTTATATATGAGTATTTCTTATTTCATATATTACTATCTGATTACCATCATAATATCTAAGATGTATATTATCATAATTTCATAATGTTAATCATAATGTATATATTCTAATACCCATTTCCGAGGAGTCCAGACATACTTAGCCTTCCGAGGGCCAAGTATGTCTTGAACGAATAAGAAAATTGTTATTTCCGTATCGCCACGACATTCTACACAGAAAAACCTTATAGTTGCGAGGTCTGGGCGGTCAGGCGGTACCCACTATATACTAGTTATTACTAACCAATACATATAATCTAACTTATTCTATCTTACCGCTCTCGCATAGCGTTTCCTCGATTATATTTGATATTCGTATATAATCTTCTACATTCGCTCAGGTAAGTATATCTACTGACGCAAAAACATAAAAGCTGTGTAGATAACCTTTATGCTCTTTGTGGGTTCCCGAGGCATTCTGGATTGCCCACTCTTTTTTCCAACTGGTCAGGTCGGAGCGCATTAAACCAACTCCAAATAATTTAATATAAGGAGGCGACTTACCACTTTCCATCGGCTACGAGCATTATCTCGGCAAAATTCTGGTATTTTTACAAGGTCGCATATATGTGGAAATCAGAACTATCACGACCCGTGAAACTTTCTGATTAAAATTTAGTATATAAGGGTTCTGTGCTGAGTAAGTGTTGGATAAGTATTAGTCAGGTGTTGGTTAAATGTTGGTTAAGTATTAGTTAAAATCTATTATTCTTATAATGTATCATAAAAAATATGATTCGTCAAGAAAAATCTTTATGATTCACAAAGTTTTTTTATACTATCTTTATTCAAATTGAAAAAATCATCAAAATTTGTAAAAATCCATATTCCATTATTTTGAGATTCGTATTCTACAAACCTATTAGAAATTAATGCTGGATTAGGCTGATAAGCAACGTATCTGCCTAATCTGTTGAACTTCATAAAAATGATATTTATATCACCTTCATCGGCAACCTCAACTGTTTGATCAATCCATTTTTCTAATAGTGGAATAGGCTTATTATGCAATAAACTATGAAATGGAAATTCTGCATAACTTTTTGCTTCTGCATTAAACTTTTTCCAACTGTCTGGTGGAACAATATCACCTTTATGTGACCGTATTTGACCCTCAGTTAATGTTTCTTTTCTGACGGTATTTTTACCCCCTATATATGATCCACTCGATGAAATTCTTTGGAATGATTCGGAATATAGTTGAGAGAGAAATTTTGCAACTTCCCTCTCAAATGTGTTACCTTTGTTTTTGCTTTTACTTGTCATACAGTTATTTATGTATTTAATAATCAGTCGCCCCATTCATATAAGGAAAATCCAGATTCTTTTGTAACATTTAGTATTTTATTAACACGTCCGATCAATTCTTCTCGGTGAGATATTAACATAATACTTTTATTTCTGTCTCTGCTCATTTGTTTTAAAAGTTCAAGTGCAGATTCTACCCCAGAAGTATCTAATCCACTATCTATTAATTCATCAATAGCAAGAAAATTTATACTGGTATTCATACTTTCAAAAACATCACGAAACGCCCAACTTAATCCTAAAATTAATCTATTGCGTTCACCACGAGAAAGATTATCAAAGTCTAAATCTCTACCAAGATTTTCAATACGAACCGAAAGATCAGATTGAAATGAAACCGAATGTGGTAGTCCAAGTTTTTCCAAATAATGTTCTAACCGTGAATTTAAATAAACCAAATTTTGCTCAATTATCTTTTTACGAATGAAAGAATCTTTGTTGGTAAGCAATTTTAATAAAAACTTTTGATGATCACGCATACTGGTAAATTCATTCATCTTATCCCACGAAATAATCTTTAAACCACTTTTTCTAAGATTGGTTATCTGTTCAGCATATTGATCAGTTTCTTCTAACTTAGTCTCAATTTGTTTTTCAATTTGCTGTATAGATGACCGATGTTCATATGCACGAGATAATTCGCTATAATAAGTAGTTGGCTTCACTGGAATAACTATTGTTTCAAATTCGGATTGAATCAAACTTACTGCATCATTGTATTCTACCAGCTTTTTATCTATATCGGCCACTGCATCTTGACGAAGTTGTAACATATCAGAATGGTCGTGCAAATCGTGATTACAAGCATAACATTTATTATTAGATAGACTTAGAATTTCCTTTGAATAATTACTTTTTTGTAGCTGTAAATCTTTTATCTTTTTGGCATATTCTTTTATTTGTTTATCTAAATCAGACTTTTTATTAGACAGTTCATAATATGATTTTAATACATCGTGATTTTTAATTTCAGAATCAATGTCAAGTTCAGTTAGTTCACCAAGTTCTGTTGACAATTTTTGAAGTGCAGTTTCTCTATTATTGTGCCAAACTTTTTGTCTACGTTCTAAATCTTTTATACTTTTTTCAATTTGCTGATTTGCGTCTTCTACTGCTTTGATCCGATATTCTTCTTCTTTTATCTTATCCTCAGTAATGGTAATTTGTTTTCTAAGTAAATCAGCCTTTTCACTTAATAGGGTAATACCAAGAAGTTTTTCAATAATTTCACGTTGATCTTTGGCAGGCATTGATAAAAACGGATTGGTAAATGTATTAAGTGCAACAAGATGCCTAAACATAGTTGCATCCATTCCAATTATTTTATCAATTTCTTTTTGACTATCAGCGTTCTCGCCAAGTGCGTCATTTACATCCGGTTTTTTATTATTGTCAATTTCTTCATTGTTAATATAAAATCTAAAAACAGCAGGTTTCCTACCACGTTCTATTTTATATTGAATTTTATCTTTTTCAAATTCAAATATAACAAGCATGTCTTTGGTATTGGTAAGGTTAATAAGATTATCCTTTTTGATAGAAGTAAGCGCAACACCATACAATGCAAAACTTAATGCTTGTAAAAATCCAGTTTTACCAACTCCATTTTTATTGCCATTACCGCCCAAATCTAAATTGTTACCAAGAACCAATACAAGTTCTCCATCTATGAAATTTATCGTCTGTGGGATATTTCCAGTAGATAGAAAGTTTTTCATAGTAATACTTTTAAAAGTAATCATAGATTTCTATAAATCTCCATAAGTTTGTCTTTGTTAATAAATTCGCTGTCTACTGATGAAAGCTGTGATACTACAATTTGATCAACATTTTCAATAACCAAATTGTTATTTTTACTGTCCCAGTCAATAGCGTGTTCATCTGTTTTTTGTGGTATAAGTGAAAGTTCTCGTAGCTTGTATTGTGATGCAAATGTCTCTTTTATAAAGTTTGCTTCTTCATACGAAACTGGAATGTCAAGGATAACTTTACAATATAATTTTTCAGAAAGGTATTCGTCTGGATTTTCCAACAACTGTGATAGTGCAATTGTAATATATCGTGGACCATTTGCCCAATCAATATATCGTGGAGTTGTGCCCCATTCTAAAATCATCATACCACGTTCATCATCCCATACATCTGCATAATTATGAGCAAATGGAGAACCAACATAATGGATTTTTCCATTATTCTGACGTTTGTGAAAATGCCCAGAAAATACATACTCTGGTTTTGTAAAATCTTCTTTTTTTAAACCACCGTGATCAGGCATTTCAACCATTTCATTCATTTTAAAATATGGTAATTCAAAATGCCCAAATATGTATTTGCTATCAATATTACCTATACTCTTCCATTCATCTTCTACCAACCAAGGCACAAGTGATACATTACCAACTGTGGTTATATCAGTTATTACTGTTATATTCTCAAATTGATTTGCAAAAGGATAACTGTATAAATCACGCTTTTCTCTAAAATAAATATCGTGATTTCCTAATATCAAATATACTTTAGAAAATGATTTACTTATTTTTTCCAAACCAGCATACCCATAATTAAGAGTGCTTACGTTAACTGAGTTTCGTGTATGATATAAATCGCCAAGAAATATACATACATCACATCCTTCACTTATCGCAACCTTACAAAACCAATCAATGTATTCATCACAATCATCATTATGCGACTTAGCATTGTTTTTTAATCCATAATGGATATCACCGAAAACTGCCGCTTTTTTAAATAAATTTTTCATTAATTTCAAATCTTTGCTAATAGTTGTGTAGTCTCACTATTATACCTTACTTTAAGTGAAAAGTAAATACCAGATTTCCACAATCCCAAAAACGATCATAGCCATTTGCATCCATATTTTCCCAAGCGGTTTTTTCTGGATCAAATGCAGGTAGTATATTAGCCAACTTGTGTTTCTGATATTTATGACGTGTTTCTATGATAGAACCATTCTTGCTGGTATAAAATACGTTTGGTGGTGATACTGGCAATGCTGTCATTTTTAATGCATTATACGAATTTCCAACCGAGTATCTACGATTTGCATAAGTTATTAGCGTTCCACGCAGTTCATTAATATTATCCAAAATCTTTGATATTCCACCAACTACAAGTGTATTCTTTAGCGTTGCAAGTCTAATCAATTCATAATCATAATTTTTATTATATCTGCTTTTTGAAATTATTATACATTGAACCAATATTCCATTATGGTATAACCCATATTTGTAATTGCCACCAACAAATCCTTCTAAATGGTTTTCATTCATAAATTGTCTGGCGTCATCAGTTGATATTGCTTTAAATACACATTGTCTTGCATATATTCTATCGGCAATTCCCAGCCTAACTGCAATCATACTTTTCCATATATCACGTTGAACAGGATTATTCCATTCAAAATCAAATATATGCAATAGTTGAATTCCATTTGCTTCACATTGATTTGTTTTATTTACGTGATATAAACGACCTCTACCCATACGTTCAGTATGATAATATACTCCATTATATTCTATTGCCAAATTATGTTCTGGAACGAATATGTCAATTTCTTTTGGAAATATTATTGATTTTGAACCTTGAACTGTAGCAATATTAAGGCTATTGATATACTGATTTATTTCATTTTGTGCATCTGATGCGTGTTGATTTATAACATTAATTGGTATATTATACTTGGCAAAATACTTACCAAGATTACTACTGGAAATACCTAATTCGCGTGCAATGGTATTAATTGTTTTTGAAAGTTGTTCATTTTTTAACCACAGTGGATCGTGTAATTTTTTAAAAACCTCGTCTGTATAATAATTTAACTTTTTATTTAAAATTATTTCTTCTACAATCTCTGGGTCTTTCATACGATGTGTAAAACCATATTTTTGTAGATTGGTAGCTTTTATCTTTTCTTGTATTTCAGTAAGTTGTGCAATATTTTCCACACCATACCGTTCTAATAAAGTAGCTTTTATCTTACTGGCACATTCATCAGTAGATGCATAATGCTCAACACCGTATCGGGCAAGTGTAGTAGTTTTCATTTTTTCAAGAATTGAAATATCTTGGGCAGGATATTTAACTCCAAATTTTTCAATATTTGTAGTTTGAACACCCTTCTTGAAATCAGTGGTCTTGCTATAATGTTCAACGCCGTATTTTTTTAATGTGGTTTCTTTTACTTTTTCAATATATTCTGGTGTTTGTGTATGATGCACACCATTATTTTTCATCATTGACGTGCGCTTTGCAATGTCTGCTGTTCCAATGCCCGTACATTTTTTGCTGCAAAATTTTCGGTATTCGCGGTTATCGGTGTGCCAAGACAAACTATTACTACATACAGAACACAATGGAATTTCCATTGTGTTATTAGATATATGCCATAACATCTGCCGTGCATTAGATATAGAATCTGGAAATAACACCTTACCAAATATACTGTCTTTAATATGTTTGACAGACAAATAAGTCATCTCACCCAAACGTGAAAGTTCTGCCATTTCTATACTGGTAAGGTGTTGGTAAGTCATATCTTAATTTATTCCAAAATCTTTTTGTTCTTGCTCAAGCTTACTGTCATATTCTGCCTTTCTTGCAATTTGCTGATTTTCTTCATCACTAAATTGCCGTGTGTAGCTAGGCATATATCCATTCTCTTGTAACAAATCATCACGAATATTCTGCGTCTTTTTTTCTGAATTTAAAACACCAGTGAATGAATTTCCCAAAACACTGGTATAGTATGCAAATGGATTGTTACTTTTACTTTCATTAAAGTATAGTCCAATTTGTGCTAATTGTAGTAAAGCTGCACTGCGCATTTCATCAACATAGCTATAACCACGCCAATTACTTCGCATACTATATCGGTTTACCAACATAATCATCATACTACCAAGCTTATTGGTCATTTTTCCTTTTGTTAATGAGAACTTTCCAGTTTCAAGATCGCCCATCCAATGTGAACGCACTACTTCCACCCATACATTATTTTCTTTTTTATAATGTTTAAATGGTGGGAAGTTACATCTAATGTGTGCATCGGCTATTGTTTTAGGATTTTCTTTTTTTGGATTTAGTGGAATATGTTCAAACGTCATTATACGAATAACTAAGTCGTCCTGTGATATGGTATCAGGGTTTATTGCATATTCTGATTGCTTTGGTTTTGTATTTTTAGCACCACTATTAAGCTCCCATAAATTTAATGCAGCATCGTATTGTTCAATGCTAAATCGTTTAGCACGATTTTCTAATGCTTGTTGTATCATTTCTGGAGTAATTTGTGTTATATCATCGTGTATTAAATCGTAATTTTCATATTTCTTTTCTTTAACCCAACAAAATGAAGTTTTGCTCTTGTGTATTTCTTTTAATATTTCTTTATTACTGAGATAATTTTTCTTTTCCATATATACTTCCTTTATAATATAATACTATTATATAGAGCTTTTGTCAAGCTAAAATTATATGTATTTTTATAGGATAAATATACATATACATTATATAGGAATTATTATGGCAGTAGAAAATAGAGCAAGACTGACAGTAAAAGGAACTGGATACGATTTACCATTTAATGGTCCAGCCAGTATACTAAAACTTAAACGAGGTATAATATTTCCATATACACCCGCAATAACTCAATCAAACACTACTGAATACACCACATATGATTTAGTTCATACAAACTATGGTATCCAAAGTTTTGTCCGACACAGACCGGGAAATATAAGTATTAGTGCAAACTTTATACATCAAACACGTGAAGAAGCATTATATACAATTGGTGTATTGCATTTCTTAAAAGTAGTATCAAAAATGCATTTTGGACAGGATGATGAAGATCGTGGAACACCCCCACCATTATTGGAATTTTCTGCATATGGTATTACTAATTTTGAAAAAGTTCCTGTATTTGTAACTGCTTTTGGTATGTCATACCCAGAAGATGTTGATTATGTAAAGGTAAATTTGAACATTGGAAGTAATTCAAACATTATTGAATTACCTGTTACTACTACAATTACGGTAGAATTGTTACCACATTATCCAGCATCAATTCAAGAATCTGGTTTTAACATGACTTCTTTTTCCAGAGGCGAACTTTATACAAAAGGATTTATTTGATGGCAAATACTGCAAAATATAAAAATACAAGTGTATATCGCAATACAAAGTTATCTGGTAATTATTTGGATTTATATCAACCACCAATATCAGTAGATTTAAATAACAATACTAGGATAATTGTTGTCGCCCCTAAATACGAACACAGACCAGACTTACTTGCATATGATTTATACGGCAATAGTGAAGTCTGGTGGATATTTACATTATATAATCGGGATTTATTATTAAATCCTATGTTTGATTTAAAAACAGGGATGACATTAACTGTCCCAACATCAGTGAATGATATAGGAATATAAACATTGAGTTACTTAGCAAATCCATTGAATAACTATTCTGCATATTCGTATAACATTGCAATGTATATGGTCAATCCAAAAAATGCAAGATCAATTCGCAATCCAAATCGTGATGCATTGATTGCAGACAACTCGCAAATAAGCAAATACAATCTTGAAAACTTAGATCAAACCTTTGTGGTAGGGCACGATCTGGTTAGAAACTCATATGCAAACAGGTTTGATTTTAGAATAAGTGAACCAAATGGAACTTCATTTTTTAATACTATAGTTAAAACTGCAATAAAGCTTGGTATTCCAAATCATTTAAAAGCATATTATATAATTGAAATAACATTTCCTGCACGTGATCAAAACAACAAACCAAAAGTGCATACTGATAAGTTTTATTACCTTGTAGTTCTTACTGATGTTGTTGCATCTATCGATTCTGGTGGCAGTTCATATCAAATAAGTGCAATTGAAGTTAGTAGTTCAGGATACTCGTACCTTCAAGGTGTTATCAAAACATCAATAACATTTCGTGGACGCACGGTAGGCGAAGCTGTACAAGATTTAACACGAGTATTTAATGCTGCAGTTGTTGCACAATGGGAACTTGACCCTAATTCTTCATACTATGATGAATACGATATAAAATTTGCAGAAGATACCAATTGGGGTGATTGGAAATTAGAACAGTTAGATGATGATTTATCTAAAAAAGGATTATCCCGAGTTGGTGAATATATTGTGTTTAACTTGCCACAAGGCACAAACATATATGAATATATAGGATATATTTTACGTTGCACAACTGAATACAAAAAAATACCAACTTATCCTGATGGTACTTTTAACAGTGACAATGGTGGTGGCGAACCTGCTACGGCAAGTTCTGCTAAATTAAAATACACATATAAAGTTATAGCCAATGTAGAAGATACTGATTTCGATTTACTACGAAATGACTATGCTAAAAAAATTACCTATGTGGTTAAAAAACATATTGCATCTACCCTTGTAAAAGATGCAACTGAGTATTATGAAAAAACATTTAATAATCCAGCCACACAAGCAGAAAAAATTGCAAATCTGGTTCAAACTGGATTATTACGTAAGCGATATGATTATCTTTTTACCGGACTCAATACCGAAGTAATAGCATTAGATATTAAATTAACGCTTACATATTTTGTTATGACACCACTTGCAGGCGGTTGGGTTAGCCATTCGCTGATATCCAATAATGATGGTAAAAATGCTTCAACCATTATTGAAAAAATTAAATCAGCCAAAGGTAAAATTACAAAAGCAAGAAATGATTCTGTTGCCAGCTTACGCCGAAACCAAGGTGTAACCGCAGAACTAGACAATATTCTCAGCGAAAAATCATCTGCACGCGAAGAACTGGAAAAAATAAGAACAGGTGCAGCATTGGAAGATATTATAAAATCAGAATCTCCTGGCTATACATTTGCGGCTGACATAGCAAGTAACAGTTATGCAGGTGGTCCAGACAATGATGTAGTAAATAATGCAAATATTACACACGCAGTTGTTACTGCCAATTTAGAAAATTCTGCTGACTTGCTTACTATTGAATTGCATATTAAAGGTGATCCGTATTGGATGGGTAAACCAAATAGCTTTTTACGATTGCAAAACTCTACCGAAGAACTTGCAGATTATGAAATTGGTGGAAATATGTTTTATTTACGAGTTAACTTACCAGTTGAGGAAAATTCCAATGGTAGGCGAAAGCCAACACCAGATTATACATTGACCGGAGTATATCGAGTTATATCAGTTATAAACCAATTTCGCGGTGGGCTATTTACTCAATACTTAAAAGCAGTTCGTGATACTACTATTAGAGCAGAATTAGTATTAGGTAAGTTAGAAAATTTACCAACTTCTAGTGGAACAATTGCAACTCCAACATCGTCTTTGCCCACTAAGCTTGACCCAAGCGTATTTAATGACCCATTTTCAGGACCAAGATAAATGTCACAAAAATCTAAAAATAATCCAACAGTTAAAAGAGTTCGTGAATCATACAATCAAAATACAATGGGAACTGGTATTGCCATTCCTGCTGGTGTATATCGAGGAATAGTTATACGAAATGATGACCCAGATGGTTATGGTAGAATTGCAGTAAAAATACCAAGTTTAAATTCACTATTTTTGCCAGTTGATTCACAAGCTGCCAATGGTTCATCACAAGAGGGACAAATTACATCAGATGATGGTGCAATATGGTGTCAACGGTTAGTTCCGTATGGCGGTAATTCTGAAATCGGATATGGTATAACCAGTCAACCACCCGAAATAGATAATACAGTATTAGTTGCATTTTCAGGCGAAAGTCAAACTGGTATAGTATTAGGAGTATTACCAGAAAGAACCGATAGTATCGGTGTTGGTCCACGTACCCGCGCTACAGTAGATGGGAAAAATGCGCCTGCTCTCGATCCAAGCAAAGAGCGAACCAATGTAGATGATAAACCAGAATCACATCCGTTAGCAAGTGCATTGGAAACCTCTGGGCTTGGAGAAGATACTATTCGTGGATTACCATCATCAAGTCCTATACGAGATTCAGTTCAAAATATGATTGGTATGAGTTCAAAACAAGGACACGCAATAATTCTTGATGATGGTGACATTGAAGAAGATACTAATAACCAAATAAGAATTCGTTCATCTGGCGGTGCGCAAGTAGTAATCGATGATAACAATGGTTTTATTTACATTAACAATCAAAATGGCAGTGGATGGATAGAAATAAATCGCAATGGTGATTTTGATATTTTTTCGGCAGGTAGTGTCAACATTCATACACTGGGAACTTTTAATGTGCACGCCAAAGGTAATATAAATTTTCAGTCCGATAGGAATTTTAATGTTAAAGCTATGGGTGCAGAAGGCATAAAGTTAGATGCATCAAGTGGAAGTGTTGATATTTTTGCACACGCAAATGCCAACATAACTGCTGATAGTAATGGAAATTTACGATTTGCTGGTGGTATGCGCGTTACTGCTGGCCGAATAGATTTAAATGGGGCACCTGCATTAACAGCATCACGTCCAGCCGTTAATAATATGACCGGAAATAAAGCAACTACTACCAGTATAACAGGACGGGTTCCTGAACGTGAACCGTGGCCCGGACACCTTGATGGGGGTAGTGGTGCAGGAACGTTAACAGGTGGCTCGGGTGGTGACAATTTGGCACCATCAAACAACCCAAGACCTACTACAAGTTTTCCTATTTCTGGAACAAAAGTTGCAGATGGTTATATTATATTTACTGGTAATGCAAATACTGAACCACAACGATCTGTAAATCCAGAACTATTGGAAAAAATGGGAAAAATATTTAAAGAGTTTGGAGAACCAATGCAGATTATAAGTGGCAATCGTGGTGCAAATAGTAGTGTAGGTGCAGGCAGGCAAAGTCAACATAATGTCGGAAATGCTGCTGACTTTTATAGATTGGATTGGCGAGTATTTTCACAACCAGAGGCTATACGTATGGTAGAGTTAGCTGCAAAATATGGAATTGAAGGCATTGGTGCATACGCTACTGGTGGACCATCTGCACAGATTGTCCGATATTTTCACTTTGACTATGGTGGACGTGGGTATAAAACATCTTGGAACGGAACTGGACGCGATGGTTTAAACAAACCGTTTAAAACTGCAAATCTTCCAAACTTTATACGTCCAGTTCTTAGTAGACTTGGATATATAGGCAATTAAATATGGCACTAAAAACTGTATCACAAAATAATCGTATACAATGGGAAACATTCCAACCAATTAATGAATGGAAATTGTTATATCCATTTAATTCAACAGCAATGTCTTGCAGTGTTGAACTTATACCACTTGTATTATCACATAGTCGTTTTCGTATGTCACGCTATTTGGATAATACAACTTATAAGATAGGATATGGGTATAGTGATCCTACAGTTAATTATGGCATCACTGAACCAGAAGCATACACGGATTGGATTGCTGCATTTAAGAAAAAAGAACGTGATTTAAAAAATCAATTAAGTTTTGTATCGGCTGTTACACAAAGTCAATTTGATGCATTATTATCATTATACTTTTTAACTGGTAGTTGGAAAACTGTAGTAAGCAGTGAAGGCACATATGACATAGTAGATGCAATAAAAAAAGACGAATGGTATCTTGTAGCAGATATGATTGCAAATGGAAAACAAGATCACGACCAACGTCTTAGAGAAGCAAGGATATTAGCACTTGCTGATTACAACATTGATAAAGATAGAACTTGGCTTAGAATAGAAGGTATACAATATGCAAGAACCATTTATTCCCGTGGTATGAATGACCTAATTGCAAAAAAACAATTAGAAAATGCATACTATCGTGAAACCCAAGCATTTTTACCAACAATGAGTGAACTTAAAAAACGAGAAATTGCAAATAGGTATCAATAATATCGCATTTTCATAACCATAAATAGTATTATGGCAAATAAATTTATTGGATACTCAACAATTGATCGGAATTTTGGTAGTGTAACACTTCAAGATGTTGCATTAGCAAAACGCGATTTATTAAATCATTTTTACACTAAAAAAGGTGAACGTCTTGGCGAACCACAGTTCGGCAGTATATTGCCGTATCTGGTGTTTGAACAACTTGACGAAGAAACTGTTTTTGCAGTAGAAGAAGATGTAATCGAAATAGTTAAAAGCGATCCACGCTGGAGATTATTGAATTTAGACACTGATGTTGGTGAACATAGTATAACTTGTGTTTTAAGATTGGAATACCTTCCATCTACCACCGTTGAAGAACTTTACCTAAAATATACCACGGAAGAGAGATAATATGTCACAAAGTGCAAGACAGCGAAATTTATTCGCAGCCGAAGATTTCACCGTAATTTATGACTCATTTAAACAATCTAATTTTCAATCATATGACTATGATACTATTAAAAATGCAATGGTTGATTATATTCGTAATAAATATCCAGAAAATTTTAATGACTGGATAAAATCAAGCGAGTTTGTATCACTTATTGAATTAATGGCATTTATGGGTCATAACCTTGCATTTCGTGCAGATTTGGCAGTTCGTGAAAACTTTTTAAGCACTGCAGAACGCCGTGAAAGTGTATTGCGGATTTCTGACTATCTTGGATATAATGCAGCCAGACAATTTCCAGCATCTGGATTTTTAAAAATTAAAACAATTAAGACTACACAAAATGTGTTTGACATTAAAGGCAAAACATTAAAAAATAAAGTAATCTCATATTTTGATTCGGCAAATCCAACTACATATCAAGACTTTCTACTAATAATGAATGAAATATTTGGAAGAAATGCAAGGTTTGGATCACCTATTGATAGCGCCAACATAAATGGTATTGATACACAACTATATAAATTAAATACGGTATTTTCTGATAGAATTACTATACCATTCCGTGGATTAGTTAATGGTATAAATCAGCAATTTGAAATACATAATGTAACATTTTCTGAAAACAATGATCAAGTAATAGAGCCTTCGCCAAACCCATTAAGTGGGTTTAACATCATATATAAAAATGATCGTCAAGGATTAGGTAGCACTAATACTGGATTTTTTGTAGGATTTAAACAAGGAGTATTACAGTCAAGTGATTTCAAGATAACAAATCCTATTCCAAATATGGCTATTGACATATCAAACCAAAACATAAACAATAGTGATGTATGGGTTCAAAATATTAATACAAATGGATATATTTCAGCCGAGTGGACAAAACTTGAAAAAACTTTCGGAGTTAGTGCACTATTCAATGCATTAGACAAAAATATAAGAAAAGTGTTTTCAGTTAAAACACTGGACAATAATGCAATAAGTGTTGTATTTGGTGACGGCACATTTTCTGAAATACCAAATGATACGATTCGTGTATGGTATCGAACAAGTGTTAACCAATCTTATATACTAAATCCAGACGACATCGGTTCAATATCATTTACTATTAATTATACTGGAACTGATAACAACGAATACACTGCAACAATTACTGCTGACCTTGAAGAAAGCGTAACTAATGCAAGTGCTGCTGAAAGTTTGATTTCTATTAAAGAAAATGCAGGTCGCGTATTCGCAACACAAGATCGTATGGTCACTGCTGCTGATTATAACATATATCCGCTGTCCGTTACCAATAACGTAATAAAAATAAAAAGTATAAACCGCACATATAGTGGGCATAGCCGATTTATACCACAAAATGATCCAACTGGACAATATCAAAATGTAAATATATTTGGCGATGATGGTTATTTGTACACACAAAACGTGTTAGCACAAGATGTATTACCACTGCCAACTACATTCACCGATACGCAAATTTATGATCTTTACATAAAAAAAGTAATTGAAGACCCTGAAATCATAAATTTCTATTATCAGAATTATACACCATATAACGTATTATATCCTACTACTGGAACACCACCTATTGAAATTGCATCGTCATATTTTGTATGGCAACAATTAACTTCTGGACAAGGTGCAAGTAGTGGATATTTAACACGAATTGAAACAGTAGGATCAGATCAAGTAAACCAAGTTAAAAGAATTGGTGTGCTGTCAGATTCTGTTGAATTAAGGCAGTTTAATCGTGGTTCTATAGTATTGTTTTCAAATGCAGATAATACTGAAAATATATGGGCACGTGTAATTGATACTTATCAAGATGGTCTTGGATTGGATGATGTTAATGGCACCCCAACCGGAATTGATATAAATGGATTTGGATCAATAAAGCTGTCAAAGCCTGTTCCTGATAAGTTTGTAGTTCGCAAAATATATCCAGGATATAATAAACGGTTTAGTCAATCTGAAAAAAATGATATTACCAATGAAATAAAAAATAAAAATACATTTGGCCTTCGCTATGATGCGGTTAATATGAAATGGAAAGTAATTACTTCAGTAAACTTGGCAAACTTAGTTGATGGTAGCGAGAATACATATAGCACACAATATGCAGGAAATTCAAGTGGAAACAACTTGGATAACAGTTGGATTTTACGCTTTGATTATCGGTCAACACGTTGGACTATAACTACTCGAAAGTTTAGAGTTATTTTTGGAAGTGATAAAACTGTTAGATTTTATAATCCAAATGGTAAATTAAAGTTTAATGTTGAAACTGGAAAACCTGAAAAAGATAAAGTAAGATTGCTTGCTATAAACTCAAAACCATCGCCAAATCCAAACAATGAACCACTTGGCGAATATGTTGATATGTTTATTAGTTCATATTTTACTGAACCAAATGGATATACCGATGATCACAAAGTAATAATGACCACAGCCGATGCTGATAATGATGGATATCCTGATAATCCAATTTCTCTTGCAAATATATTAGGCAGCAACACAATAACATTGGCTACATTCACTGATGAAGATTATTCATACGTTGCATATAGTCCAACAGGAACGGTGACTGCGAACGGTAGAGCAGACTTGAAATTCCAATGGACAAAAATTTCGGATATGAATAAGCGTATTGATCCATCAATATCTAACATAATTGATACATTTGTGTTAACAAGTAATTATGATAATGCATATCGTAGATGGCTGTCAACCGACAAGAATATGTTTACAAAACCTAATCCACCAACAAATAGCGAACTAAGTTTGCAATTTTCTGGGTTAGATACCAAAAAAAGTATAAGTGATACTGTTATCTATAGAAGTGTAAAATATCGCACTATATTTGGAAAAACCGCAGACATTGGATTACAAGGCAATTTTAGAGTAGTTAAAAGTGCAGGAACAAGTTTGACTGATACTGAAATAAAAAGTAGAATACTTGACAATATACAAAGTTTCTTTAATATAAATAACTGGGACTTTGGTGAAACATTTTACTTTACAGAATTAGCAGCCTATATTCATAATAGAATGAGCGGAATAGTAGGAAGTATTGTAATTGTTCCAGTGCAAGAAGGCAGTTCGTTTGGGAACCTTTTCCAAGTAACACCAAACAGTGATGAACTGTTTATACCTGATGTAACACTTGAAAATATTGAAATAGTGACCGCATATACCGAAGATAACCTAAGAATAAGACGTTAAAGGATAATATAATGGAAAACATAGATAATAGTAAAAAGTTCACACAATCTGGTGAATCAAATATCCCACAAGAAGTTAGGTCAACTTCCGACTTCTTACCATATGTTATCAATACCACCACTAACAAAAAATTCTTAGAAAGCACTTTTGATCAACTAATGAGTTCAGGCACAACTGAACCAATTGACTATTATTGGGGAAGAATAAATGGTACAACATTCGATCCTGTCAATGATGTATACAATTATGAAAAATCTACAATTCGGCAAAATTATCAATTTGCACCCGGATATAACTATTCTTTAAATAATTCAAGTGAAGCACTATCATATGCCAACGTAATTTCAAACCTTTCAAATTTAGGTTATGACATATCTGACTTAGATAAGTTATATTCTAACGTTGGATATACACTCGACCTGCCTATTAACTTGGATATGTTTATTAACTATATCAATTATTATTGGATAGAAAGTGAATTTCCAGTATGTGTAATTGAACCAACTGTACAAAATCCTATAAACATAGATTTGATACAAAACTATAGTAATTACACTACTCCTGTTTTAAGCAATGGAAAAACTCTAACATTTTTTAATGGTATGCGAGTTAAATTTATTGGTGACAATATAGTTACCACCTTGGGAATTTGCGATGACAATGCAGTATATATTGTTAATGGTGTTGGCGAATCAATCACATTAACAAAAGAAATAACCGAATATGGCAAAAATATACGTCCAAGTGTGTCTGCATATTCACTATTAACTCCTACACAATTTGGCGATTTGGTGTGGGACGAAACGGTATATGACAGTACCACATTAATAACTCAAAAAGAATATGTAGTAATCAATAGTGCAAGCACTGATGCGAATCCGTGGAGCCGTTTAAACCGTTGGTTAAGCATATATGCGATAACTGAAATTTGTAACTATAATGATTTACAATTGTCTGATATATTAACTACTGCTGGAAAAGCAACACGTCCAATTATTGAATTTAATTCAAATATAGAATTATACAACAGTGGCAAGAGACTGATTTCAGTTGTAGATCATTTGGTTGATTGTAACAATACTATATTTCCGGGTAGTGACATAATCGGTCAAACTGAATATTTTTGTAATGGTAAAAAACTAAAATCAGGAGAACTGATTGCATTTACTAATTGTAATGAACTATACTTTGGAACTGTTTACATAATCAGCTTTGCAGAAGATAATACTATTAGACTTCGTGAATGTGTTTGTAATTTTGGCGATTATGACAAAATATTAATATTGAATAGTAACGTATCAAAATATGTAGGAAATGAATTATATTGGAAAAATAATGATTGGGTATATGGTCAACAAAAACTAAGTAAAGGATCAGCCCCATTATTTGAATTGTATACTGATGAAAATGTTGCACTAAGTTCATTAGAAAATTCTAATTTTTATGGCAGTAACATATTTTCATATGTAATAAGTGATACTACCGTATTTGATCGTGAACTTGGATTTAATGCAAAAACAAATTCACTATCCAGTGACGAGTTTATGTTTCAAGTTGATAGCAAGGTATATACCACTACTGAAAACTCATTGGACTTTAATCCAATTGAAGGATTTTTTTACTATAAAGATACCCTGTCAACCCGAATATCTACATTATGGAAACAAATAAAAAACACTCAGCGTGTTCCTGCAATCTCAACTATAGTTGTTGAAAATTCAAGCACCAGTGTTCAATTCAATTTGGGAACAGGTTATGGTAGGTCTACGCAACTTGCAGTTTCTATTGAAAATAACAATTATAAATTTTATACCTATGACAAAACTGGACTTAGCTTGTTAGGTGCAAGTAATGATGTGCAATTACTAAAATCAAATACTGAATATACTATTAGAAGTCTAATATCCGATCCACTTGATTATTTGCAATTCTTCACACCAACCGAAGAAATATCGCCCAGAATAACCGCGAATTATAGTGGTCCATTATTACGTCTTACCATTTCAAGTGATTACGAATATAACACTATTATATATCGCAATACCAGCGGAACCATAACTGGAAAGATATATGTAGTTCACGATAATGCAGATTCAATAGTATTACTAAAAAATGGCATCAGGCTATCTGAAAATATTGAGTATGTTATAAACAATAACATTATCACAGTTACTACACAGAATAATGTTGGTGATATATTTGAATTATCGTGGATTGCAGGTGATGCAAGTGGTGTAACACACGATGTTGCTCCCATATTCTCTAAAAATTCACTTAATGAAGAAATCGCACAAATAAACTATAGTAACTTGCTTAACCATTTTCAAGACCAAATCGTTAGTATTCCCGGTTTTAGTGGAACACCATATGGCAGAAACAACTATAATCAACTTCCAAAAATTCATAATTATGGTGGAACAATACGCCAACAAATTTATTCACCTGTAATTCATTCTGTATTATCAAATGATAGTGTTCTTGAGCCACTAAGTTCTATACGGGAAAATGCGCTTGATTATGCAAATTTCAAATCATACTTTAAAAGCAAAGTATTACAACTTTGGAATACTGGTGATTGGGATAATATTGCAGAACTTGTAGACACCGCATTAACCGATATAAACATAGGCAAAGGTCCACAATTCAAATATGCATATAGCGATATGGTATATTATGGTAGTGAGTTTGCAGAAGCCAGAACTTATAATATTTCTGATGCACAAACCTCATTTGCTATTGCATCAGAACTTCATAATTTTGGTTACAATACTGTTCCAACATATGCTTGGATTGGTGAAGTAAATAACTCAATTTATGAATGGAAACTATTACAACGGGGAGTAGATTATACCATATCTGGTAAAACCTTGAATTTGTTGTATAGTCCATATTATACCCCAGAATTTCCTGCAATCTTGAATATAAAGCAATATATTCAAGATTCATATAGTTTTGTTCCATTTAGTACAGTAAAACTTGGGTTACAAAAACCAACCAGAGTTTATATTGAAAACAACAACCTATTCGGACACGATGGAAGCATAACACCACTAACATCTGAAAATATATTCACTATAAATGCAGTCAACTTTGATGTAGTTGGCGCAGCATTATATGAATTAGAAAACAGAATTTATAATAATCTAACAGAAAAGCATAATGCGGTTGACAATATAGATAACTATATTCCTAAAATACAAATTTTTGGATCACCATTAGATTATAAAACATTTAAAAATAAGGTAGTTGAAGAGTTTAACTACTGGAATAATATATTTGATTATGGATCAAAAACAACTGAGTTATTTGATGCAAATAATAGATTTACTTGGAATTATTCCAGCGTAGGAACTGGTATTGCAGGATGGCGTGGAATATACCTTTATAATTTTGGTACATATAAACCACATATTGCACCTTGGGAAATGCTTGGGCATAAGTCAAAACCATCTTGGTGGGATACATATTATAGTTGGACTGATTTGCCAAAACGTGATGCATTAATCAACAGCTTGAAGTTTGGTATTACTGAAAACCCAAGCTTGCCAACAAGTTTTCCAAATCCTGAATATGCAATCGCACACTATGATTGGGATAACTTCGCAATAGTTGATCTTGCTGGATTATTGGTAAACCCAGTAGATGCAAACGTTGTAGCAGCGCCAACCCTACTCTCAGCATCAACACCATTTTCATATGGTGATTTTATGTTTGAAGATGAAGTAAAATGGTTAGAAAGTAGTGAATATAACTTTACAATTGCACTGGTAGCAATGAAACTTGCACCTGTTAAAGTATTTGAAAAGTATATGATACTCGGCGGAATAGTAAAAAAAGAAGCAGACTATTATGACAACCCACAACTAGTTTATAATAATACCGGAAAGCGTGGATTACCAAAAACACGTGATATACACAAGAGTATAGACACAAATTCTGGCATATACAGCATAAACATAAAAAATGGTGGGTCAAATTATTCACAAAATGCAAAAATATATGCACCAGTATCGCCTAACGGAACTGCAACCGCTGCAACACTTAATATTGTTAATGGTATAATACGAGGTGTTACTATCGTTGATCCAGCAAGCGGATATCGTAGTAATATATATTTCACAGTTGTTGACGAGACTGGTTCTGGTGCCGTAATAGAAGGTCTGGTAACATCAACTCCACACGTCAATATTGTTCCGGGTCTGCTGGCATCAATCATAGAAACGAATTCTGAATATAATAGTTATGACGACTTTTATGAATTGTTAAATTCATTTAAAGTATCATCAGTTGTTCATCTTGGTGGATATAGCAGAACACAAAATATAGAAATTCTACTGGATGGTAGCTATAAAAAAGGCCCAGTAGCAATTCCAAACGAAGATTACACTATTTCATTAACTAAAAATCCATATACTAAATCTATATTTTATAGTGGTGTTCGGATAGAAAAAACCAATACTAATGGATACCGAGTATATGGATATAATGTTATAAATCCAAAGTTTACATATATGAAAGCTAATGAAAATGGTGTTGCTACAACGGAAACCATTGGAACTTTTAATATTTCAAAATACTTGAAATATAGTGGAACTACTGAAATCCCATACGGATATGAATTTAACAAGCGTCAAGATTTATATAACTTTATCGTAGGACTTGGCGAATATTATAAGCTACAAGGATTTGAAGTTAACTGGAATAGTTCTGCTACAAATGTAATTAGGTGGAGTGTAGATTCGGCAGTTCGTGATGACCTATATGAAAATGGTGTATTTGAAAACAAATTGGTATATAACCAAGGAAACTTTGGCGTAGTCGATCAATTTAATGTTGATAAATCAAGAAATACAAAAATTATTAATAAAGATGGGTCATACGTAGAAAACAAAAACTTAATTATTATAAGAAATCAATCTAATACCGAAATACAAAAGAAAGACGGTGTGTTTGATATATATGGACTATTAATTACTATTGCAGAGTATGAGCACCTTATTTCTATAAATCAGGTAAGCCAGTTTGGCGATATAATATACGATTCCAAAATGGGGATTGGGCAACCACGTATACGTATACGCGGCGAAAGAACACGAAATTGGAATGGGCGAATTGAAGCAAATGGATATTTAGTTTCAGAAAATTCTATTTTGGGCAACTATGAAACAAGTGTTCGTGAAATAGAAAAAGACGTTGTGAACGCACAGGGTCGTCCACTTGACCGAACAGTTTCTAAAACTTCTCGTTTTAATGTCGGATATATAGAACCATCATACTTAAAAAATAGTGATATGACTGATAATGCAGCATATCAATTTTCAATTGGTGAAAGAAAATATAAAGGCACTACTACTGCCCTACAAGCATTTTTAAGAAACAATAAACTATTTCTAAAAGATATACCAGAATATTCAATAAATGAAAATTGGTTGATTAGATTGGGAGATTATGGAGATAAGAGAAAGCGTAACCCAATTCAAATAGAGTTGGATAAAAGCTTAATCAAAACAAATCCACAACTAATACGTTTCAACACTGTTCCACAAACTGATCGTCTGGATGACAATATAATTGATGTTAGTAATAAAGATATAAACTATGTAAGTGGTGATTTTTCAAATATGGTAAGTTTATTACCTATTAAGAAAAACGTGGTTGATTCGCTTGAACAATCCACCACATTTGGAAAACATAATAAAACATCTGGATTACCACTAATAACAGATGCCCAATATTATTTTAATTCAATTGATGATATGTTTGGTGCATATGATCCCGATGCACCATATGCAACTGTTCCTACTTGGAATTCGTCAACTGTATATCGCCAAGGTGATCAGGTAAGACTAAATGGAAAAGTGTATGAATTAGTTGTAAATTCAACTGGTATAAACTTTTCAATTGGTGAATTATCTGCACGCGGTAACGTAATATTACCAACAGTCCCAAGTGGGTCTACCTTGATATTAGGAACCGAACAAGATAATCTGCAAACTATCACATTTAGTAAAATATCACAGCAAAGCACATATCAAGACATTCAAGTTACTGGGAATAAAGCAAACCCAATATCACAAAGTGGTAAAACACTTATTATAGATGGCATAACTGTTCCACTACAAAAAACTATTACAACTAACATATTTGAACCAATAGTTGTAGATGGAACTGTTCCAAATCCTATTATTGTTGGAAACAGTGGTGCATCATTGGCAATCGACGGTGTAGCAATTGATTTTACACGGCAAGCAACTCAAACTGTATCACTACTTGCTGGTGCAGCATTAAGTTCTGCATTTGAAGATGCTGGAATAACTCCAGTTGCCTCTGCAAACTTTGCTACACAACGACTTAATGCACTTGAAGCATTGCGATTGATATATGTTAATCCTGCATCACCAGAGCCAACACGTGACTGGGAAGATTTTATTAACACATATTATAGTGGAACATACTTATATGCCGGGTTAAATATAAATTTCTTAAAGTCAGAAATAACTGCAAAACCACTATTTGCAACACGACTTCAAGCTCTGTTAGATCACGATATTGCATTAATAAATGATCTGATAGATGCTGATCCACTATATACTGACGAAACTATCACAACATTGGCGATCAATTCTGCAATAGCATTAATTAATGATTTACCAAATATAATTATATTCTCTAACTTTATTCGAGAGTATCGTGGATCAATACTACCTTCAACAGTAATTTCTACATCTACTGAATTGGTTGCGTATCGTTGGAACCTTGATGATATTGTTGCACATATAAATGCTGCGTTAGTTCAAGCTGGTAAATCGGCTAATACTCGCGTTTATAAAACAACAGGTGTTCCGCGTTTACGAATAGAAAAAATTGCAGTTCAAGGAAATAATCGGTTAGTTATTGGTTCTGGTACTGCCAATAGTAGTGTAGGAATTACAACACAAACTTATACATCAAATAGTATTATATCAACCACAGGATCAGTTACACTACTTGAAGCAGTGCAGTTAATAAACTTGGCAAAAATACCAAACGTAGTTGCAAACATTAGTTCTACTATACAAGGAAATGTATTAAAGATAATTAGCAATAATCCTACTCTTGTTATAGGAGGTGGTACTGCAAATACTGATTTTGGATTAATAGTTGAATCAATCGTAGCCAATAGTGGTCAACAATCTATTGTTAGTGATCTAAACATATACGATATAATTAACCAAATAAACAATAGTGCAATTCCATTTATTACTGCAAGTAATATCAATAATTTCGTTGTTATCACTGCAAATGCTGCACAATTTTATATCAGTGGTGATGGAACTGCAAATCCATATCTTGGAATAGGTGAAATCGATCAATCTACCGATGAAACGGTTGATAATGAGTTTTTACTTACCGAATGGGTTCAAATTCCTGATCCTGCCCAATTGAAAATATGGGTTCAAGATAATATTGGTAAAAATGTTGTAACTAATAAACTATACGGATACAATCTATACCAAGCGTTTGACTTTGATTTTAATATAATAAAAATATGCGCTGGTATAAAATCTGGCGATGATGCAATGGTCACAATAGATGGGGTTCATAACCTTAGCGAAAATGACTATGTAATGATACTAAACAGTGATTGTTTGCCAGAAATTGACGGTATCCATCGTGTTACCCAAATAATGGATACTGACAGCTTTATGATAGATGGATACATTGACAGCGAAGGTGAAAATGGTAAACTGATTATACTAAATCAAACACGATTTGCATCATCGGATGATTTGTTTGATACACTATCTGATCCAACATATTTTGTTGATGGAAAAGGTTGGAAAAGTGGTATGCTGGCATATGTTGACACAATAACTGGTGATAGTGATGGACGCGGTGGTGTTTATATTTGTGTTCCAAATTATCAAAACAACACAGTATCATTTGTAATACATCGTTATCAAAATAGAAAAGTTCGCAATGATGAAATAAAAAATGCAATCATTTTCAATGATGCTGCAAAATCATTAACTCAACTTGAAGTATTTGATCCAGCAAAAGGAATTATTCCAGGTTTTGCCGATGCTGAAATAGATATAAAGTCAGTGTATGATATTGCAATCTATAATTCAACTACAGATTTAAATAGCGTTGTAGATGAAAGTAATTATTGGAGTGCCAATCAAGTTGGAAAAGTATGGTGGGACGTAAGTAATGCAATATACGTAGATTATGAACAGTCTACTATTGAGTATCGCCAATCACAATGGGGAAAACTATATCCAACTGGTAGTATAGACATTTATGAGTGGACCAGAAGTCCAGTTGCACCAGATGAATATATTAGTGCAGCAACTACACAAACTATTATAGATGGTATTCAAATAACTGGTGAACCTTATTTTAAAATTACACAGTATAATGATATCGTCTATTATTGGACAGAAGAAATCGAATTTGATCCCAAATCCGGTGGTGATAAAACATACTATTATTTCTGGGTTAAAAACAAAACTAATGTTCCTACCACCTCAAGAAATTACACCACTACACAACTTGCACAAATAGTTCTTGACCCAACTTCGGCAGGAGTAAATTGGATTGCATTTTGTGATCTTAATACTGTGTTGATTGGTAATATAGATAATTGTGTTAATTGTGAAGGTTCTATTCTGCAAATAAATTATCGCAATGATAATACATCATATCATCAAGAATTTGGAATTTACGGTGAGCGTGATGCAGCTACCAGTATTCCAGAATGGTTGCATATGGGATTACGTGATAGTATTGCAGGAGAAGATAGCAGCATATATTATTATGATTATGTTAACTGGGTGGTGTCTACCGCTTATGCTGCCGGAACTGTTGTTGTGTATAATAATAAAATTTATATGTCTATGGTAAATGGTAACTTGTCAAGATTTCCAAATACATCACCAAGTGTATGGAAATTACTAAACAGTGCTGCTATAGTATATAATAAATCAATGCAAAAAAATATGGTAGAAGCCTCTGCACCAAGAAAAGTTCCAAACATATGGTTGCACGATATGACCAAATACGGCATTGAAATTTTACCACGTCAAAGTTGGATACGCGATGTTAGAGAAGCAAGACGTATTATGGTTGGTATATTAAACGATCAAATGAAAACTATCAATATAACAAATGATGTCAACGCTTGGGATAGTGTATTGAGCAGTGTTATAACTGTAGACAATGTAAATTATGACATTAAGAATTATTGGAAGTTGATTGACTGGTTTAATCCAACCGTATACGATCCTACAAAAGCAATCAATACTACAGTCAATACTATTGCAAATCTAAGTTCAATAACTTCACCAACTGACGGATACATAGTAAAAGTTCGTAGAGTAGATGTATATGACGGAAACGTAAACTATGGAATATATCAATATATAAATGGTGGATGGAACCTAATTTACAAGCAACGTGGAACTATCCAGTTTATTGATACATTATGGAATTCTAATGTATCTGGTGCTGGTTGGGATGTTACTGGTTGGGATTTAGTTTCTTGGGATATTGTTCCTGCCAAGGTATTAAAAGCTATATTGGATACACTTTATAACGATATATTCACTGGTAGTAAAAAGATATTCTATACAGACTTTTGGTTTGGAATGTTAAAATATATATTCAGTGAGCAAAACAATGTAGATTGGGCAGTAAAGTCAACATTAGTAGACTTTGTAGTAAGCTATGCAATAAGTATGCAAAAAAGCTACACACCCGACTATGGCGACTTATTGATAAACTATTTTGATGCAATAAAACCATTTCATACCAAACTTCGCAATTTTATGATTAAACGAACCATAGACGAAGATTTTATTGCTACTATATCAGAAGGTGAAAGATACTCTAATATAACAATGAAATATAATAGACATATTGGTAAGCGATTTACAGAATTGTCACTGGTTGGTGGAAATAGTTGGCAAAGTAGTGATAACACTGACTATAGTAAATTTATAACTGATGAACTTGAATACGAATATTTGTATAATGCTAATTCATTTGATCAACCTGTATACGAAGGATGGGCAAGTGAACTTTATCCAGTGAAAGCAAGTGATGCAGTTAGAATTACTATAACACGAAATAATACAAGTTCAATAGAAGATGAAAATTCAATATATCCAATTATATTTTCAGACCTATATGGAAAGTTAGAATATGCAAAACCAACTGCAAATGATCTAACCGCACTTGTTAATAGTATAGCGCCAACTGATACTACTATTGAAGTAGTAGATATTAGTAGGTTGTTTAACACTGAAACTACTCTTTCTGCGTCTACCCGTGGGATAATATGGATAAATGGTGAACGAATTGTGTATAGAAATATACAAGGAAACAAACTGTTAAATTGTATACGTGGAACAAAAGGATCAGTTGCAAAACCGCATAATGCTGGTGATATAATATATCCATTTACCCGAGACTTTGTAGCCGTAACTACCCCAGACTTTGGTGTAAAATATTATCGTTGGGATATGAACGAATGGAGTTCAGTAAATTGGGATAAGTCACCAAGTGTTTACTTAAACATTGTAGCAGTTCCAGAAATAGATGGAATACCAACAATAAGCGTATCTTGATACGCTTATTGACATCATTATATAACATAAATAGTAATAATAAATTCAGGTGAACAGAATGTATAATTTGTCAGATAAATCAAATACTAAAATGGTAGGACACGTCAAAATAATTGATTGCGATACTAATGAAATTATCGTTAATAAACGAAATGCGATTAACTACGAAAATATGAGTATCACACTTGCAGGATTACTTGCAAGTGCACAAACCGAGTCACTTCAAGCATTTGGTATATCTGAAATGATGTTTGGGGTAGGTGGTGTTACTATAGATTCTATTGGAACAATAACCTATAAACCATCAAATACACAATCTACCACGTCAACATTATATAACCAAACATATGCAAAAAGTGTAGCAAATACTGTTAGTGTTGATCCAGATAATAATGTTCAAGTAAGTCATACTAATGGAACTGTATATTCTGATATTATAGTCACTTGCACATTAGATTATGCAGAGCCATCTGGGCAAGATACCAGCGATCTAAGTTCTGAAATAAGTGGTAGTTATATATTCAATGAGTTAGGACTTAAACAATCAAATGGTGCAACGTTAACACATATTGTATTTCACCCTGTTCAGAAAAGTGCTAATAGAAAAATACAAATAATTTATACAATCAGAATAACTGTAGGGTCATAACCGATGCCATATACCGTAAATTATACAAATCCATTAAAAACACCAATAACTGTTAATGATGCCATTGCAAATACTGATACATCCTTAAAGTTACTTGGTAAAAATTATGATCAATATGGTGAACTTATCGCAGAAAATTTTCTACACGTGCTGGAAAACTTTTCTAACGGTAGTGCACCAAGTAACCCTACCAATGGGCAACTGTGGTACGATACCACCACAAAATTATTAAAAATATATGATGTTAATGCAAGTTGGAAAAATGTAATAGGGTCATATGTTGCAACAACCGATCCGGTAATAAGTTTGTCACACGCATCCGGCGATTTGTGGATTAACAAAAGTAATGGTGAAATATTTGTATTTGATGGAATAGAATGGATTTCACTATTAGATCAATCACTTACTTCTGGGGTGTTACAACGTGAGCGATTAGATACTGAAAATATTTCACATAATACTCTTGAAATAGTAAATGGTACTGTTACCCTTGCAGTTATATCAACTGATGCTACCGCTTGGGTACCAAAAAGCACAGAACTATTACCAGACAGTGGCGGCATTGTGGAAATGGACGATAAGTTTCCTTCTATAAAACCCGGCATAAATTTTACAAATACTTTTGGAGTTGGGATTCATCGGTTATCATCATCTACAATAAACGTTGGTAGAGGAAACGTATTATTAGAAAACAATAGCAATGATAACACCGATGGGGCAGGTGTAACACTACGAACAGAGGTAAATCCAACAGATGGTAGCATTTTTGCTGTTCGTAGTGCAGGCAATGGTGCAAGACTATGGGTTGGACAATCAATTACCACTGCTGGAAATAATAGTTTCTTGGTTGGTGATCCAACAATAGGTCAAGAATTTGATGTAGCACAATATGCAATAACTCTTAGTGTAAATGGTAATATTTCAGCATCTACCGTAAGTGGTAATTGGATAGCAACAAACCCAGAAGCAGTTACCGGAACAAATACTACCAAAATTATGAACCCACTGCGCACGCACGATGCCATTAATTCAAAATTAAATACAATATTAACATCTGATACTTTTAGAGCAACACAGCTTGAAGCCGAAGCTGGAACATCAAACTTTAAATTGATGACTCCACTACGGACAACTCAACATTTTTCTAATCGTATTGGTATGGCAACATACCAATATCGTGTTCCTACTGGAACTGCACCCGGAACACACGCTGCCGGAATAAATTATCGTCCACTTAATACTATCATTAGTTCATCATTTGCTGCAGGCAACGGGACGTTATTTCACGATGTTGGAACAAAAGAATCTTATATTACATTACTTGCTGGAAAATATATGTTTTCTTATGAAGGAACTACCTTTTCAGATAGTATGTTATCACAAGTATTTTTTGAAGTAAAAGTTGGTAGTGGATCACCTACTATAATTCATTATAGTCAAACACGTGGTGGATGGAGTTATACCGTTAGACAACAACCACACACTGCAATATGTACCTATCAAAATACAAACACATTTACGTTAAAGGTTGGTATGAGAACAAATCTTGCTAATTTAAATACATTGGCAACCGGATGGCCTACAAATGTTGCACCATACGAATATTTTGATACGCTAAATGTAGTAAGAATGGGATAATTAATAATGGAAAATTATGCAAGAATTCAAAATAATATAGTAGCACAAACACAACCATTTGAACAAGATGGATTTGTCAAAGTGCCGCTAGATGTGTTTGCTGGTATGATTGCAAATGCAGATGGAAGTTTTTCATTGCCTAAACCACAATCACAGATAGTAGAAACACAAGCAAGATATAAACGTGAAGAACTTTTAGCCAATTCTGATTGGACCCAACTACCAGATGCACCAGAACATAACAAACAATCTTGGGCCAATTACCGACAAGCATTACGTGATGTAACTAAACAAAGTGGATTCCCAAACAAAATCATATGGCCTAACCCCCCTAAATAATAATATAAAGGAATTTAATAAATGACATATACAGTAAATTTCAGCGATCCATCTAGACTGCCAATAATAGTAGAAGATGAAACCATTGACACTACTACAAGTCTTGAATTGGTAGGTAAGGCAAATACTCGCTATGGTGAGGCAATCGCTGAAAACTTTTTGCATTTGTTAGAAAATTTTGCAAATACTTTACCACCAGTAAATCCAACATATGGTCAATTATGGTATGACACTTCAACTAATAAAATGAAGTTTTATACAAAATTTGGTAACTGGAAAAATGTTGCAGCAGTATATAACACATCATCTATTAGTTCACAAATACAACCTGATCTTACAAATGGAGACATTTGGGTTAATCCACTTAACAATAAAATATCTTATTATATAAATGGAAATTGGGTAGAATCTGGTGGAAGTCTAATTGGAAATTCATTAATATCAAATGATTTAACAAATGGTATAAACGTAGTTCAACGATACGACACTCTTA